TTGTTTAATTTATTAAAATCCTTATGATGAATCTGATATCCTTTTGGTTTTTTCCCATGGTTTTTTTCCCAAACAACAATATGCTCTTCCTTGAATTTATTTCCTATCCTAACCATCCTATATCCACGATAAATGTATGGTTCTCTTCTTTTACATAAGGATTCACTAATCTTTATTTTTGTTTTTTTAGAATGTTTGAATCCTGTCTTCAAATCTGTGTTTGTTCTTGCTTTTAATCCTAATTTTTTGAATCTATCATAAATGGCTGACTTTGATTTAAATCCAAAAAAGTCTGCTATCTTTTTGAAATCCCACTTATACTCATAATAAAATCTCTTCATTTGTTCTAAATCTATTTCTCTCTTATTATGTGGGATAAATCCTTTTGGTGGTGCCATAACAATAGCAAGAACTGAAACCTTTTAAAGCTTTCTATTCCTTAAGAATAAACAATACAGAACATCTTCCACGAGGATGTGCTGGCGGGCATGGTCCTTCCCATCCAGTTGTTTTATCTTTAAAATTCTCGTCCATATTTACAATTTGGCCATCTAATCTTTTACAAATCGCACAAGTTCTATCGCTCATGGCAGCAGACCATTTTTTTTGGTATCTCTCTCCACTTGCTTTAAAAGCTTGCAACTTTCCCTGGTTCTCAGCTCGATTTGTCTCAGTTATAGAAATAATTTCTGCTCTGTTTTCTCCTACATCAAAGACTTTGCTTACTCTATCTTTTATTTTTACAATTCCTTCTCCAGCCATTATTCCTCTTTCTAATTCTTGTCTTAGATCCTGCATAATCTCATCAGTCATTCCTTTGATATTGTTAAAAGTATAATCTTGAATAAAAGTAATGGCTTCATTATTAATCATCAAATTCTTGTCTAATTGTTTTTCTGCATCATCCCATCCACTAACAAAAGTATTTTTTATAACTGCATCGCTGACTATTTTTAATCCCTCAAAAGTTAAGATCCTTTTGATTGCTTTTGCTAAGTCTGGCAAGTCTTTAATTTCCTGTAATTTGTTTTTTCCTATTTCTATCTCTATTAAGCGCTTAATCTTTTCCTCGTTTTGATTCATTAAATAAATTATGCTTCTTTTTAACTTGTTAGAATCCATTGTTTCGTTTTCTCTAAGAATTAAAGGATTATCTTCTGTGTTTAGTGCCTTTTTTTTTACTCTAGAACTTGCTATCTTTGCTGCACTTTCTTTTGAATGCCCTTGTCTTATTAATGCATGATAAATATCCCACCATTTCTTTGATCTACCCATACCTGGCTTTTTTTCTATATCTTTTTGTCCAACTCCAGGTCTTTCTATTCTTCGCATGGTCCCACCACACTTAGGGCATTTGATATCTTTACAGTGTTTTTCTGTTGTTAATTTGTGTTTGCACTTTATACATTCGCAATTAAATGCCTTTTTTTCTTTGCCTTCTGTTCTGGAATCTTCCTCGCTTTCTTCTTCTTTTCTTCCTTCTTCTTGTGCAAAAGGATTAAAATTAAAATTGTTTCCCTGGTTTCTCTTTGGATCATCATCCCCCCATTCTACTTCTTCTAATCCTTCTTCAACTCTAATTTCATTTACAGTTCTAATTCCTGAATCTATTTGTACTTTGTATAGATTTGCTTTTTTTGTCTCTTCCTCAACGTCGAACATCTGAAATTTAAACTCTAAGTCTGGATATTCAAATTCTGAAAGAATTTCGTGATTATGTTTGTATTCTTCTAATCTTAGAATTGGATTAATTGCTCTTTTCCTAAATATATTGGATTGAACTATTTGATTAGCAAGTCCTTTTGCATCTTCAGTATATCCTAGCTCTGTTGCTGTCACTCCAAAACATGCCCAAACCATTTTAGACCACCATTTCTGGCCTTCTAATAATTCTAATTCTGCATTTGAAAATTGTAATCTTGTAAATGTAGGTACGTTTCCTACAATAGGGATATTATAAAAATCTTTTTTCCAGTTTCCTGCTGTGTCTTTTTTTCTTTGCTGTTCTTTCCATTGTTCTCTAAATGCTTTTAATCCTTCTGTGTCAAGTCCATCCAATCCTAGAACTCCCTTAGGAATTGAATTGTCATTAAAATATTCAAGATTTTGTTCTGTTGAATAAACAAGTGTTTGAATTGTTGTTGCTAAAATCTCTACTGGTGATCTTCCATAAATAGAATCAGTTCTTGGATGTCTTTCCATCCATACTATTTCTTTTTTTCCGAAAGGCACTGGCCGAGCTCCTGTAATCCATCCATATTGAAAATAAGCTGCTTTTTCTCTTGCGTCTGCTGCTGTGATCCATCCTGGCTCCATAAGCCTTGCTTCTTTAGAATTTGTTGCAATATTAGAATCCATAATTATATCCTCACGATCTGTAAACATTCCATAGATGTCTGGATTCTTTGTAAAAGTAGCTCCATCACGCGCAACCATTTCAACCATCTCTTCCTTAAGATTAAAAATTTTATTAATTACTCCAGCATCAACTTCTAAAAGGTCCCTTAAATATTTCCTTCTGAGCTCATCAAAACTTTCTTTATTTGTGTTCGGATTTTCATAAAAAGATTTAACGTGCTTGATTTGTTCTTCATGTGCTGGTGTTGGATCTATTCCTTCCTTTACAACTATATCCCAAGAAATAGAAGAAAGTTCATCGATAATTGTAGTTATGCACATATCAACATAAGGAGTAGCTGCTAATCTTCTGATATTTGGAAGATCCACAAATCTTGGATATCCAAAAGGAGGCTTGTATATAAATTTAGGAATGTACGCTTTTGGCAATCCATCTCTAGTTTTTTCAGTTATAGGTTCAATTTGAGGAACTGCTTTTTCTTTGATCAATCCAAATAAATTTTTTAATGTTCTTGCCATGAATATGAAATGGGGGGCATTATAATTAATCAAGCTACATATTTAAATATTATTGTTTGATAGACTCAATCTTTTCTTTCCTGCCTTTTGTTATTGGGGCTAGACTTACCCTTCCTTCTTCTATTTGTTTCTGAAATATTTTGTCTTCTTCTTCCTTCTGTTTTTTTTCCTCCTCGCTTTCTTCTATTGGAATCACCTTTCTTGGAGATACAAATCCAAAAACCATTGGAGATTTTAATTCAAAAAACATCCTCATCATCATGGCATCTCCGATGTCTGTTGATCTGCCTAAAAATTCTTTTATTTCTTCTTTTGTTAAGATTCTTAATGGCTGGTCTTTTCCTGGATCCTTTTGCTTTATTTGTTCCAGGTCTTCAATTAAAAGTCTTTTATCTTTTACATCGATTTCCCTATAAACTCCAATCAATCCAGAGTTCACATAATTTGCTAGTTCAAACCAGCACTGTGCTTTTAAGTTTGCATAATTATGTAATACTTTGTCCTGATCTGTTTCCTTCTTTTTCATAATAGGCCTTGCATTATTTACAAATCCTTTCACTCCTGGCATATCTTTTACTAATCCAAAACCAACTCCATCTTCATCTATTGCACACTTGCTTCTTGGGATTTTATGTTTTGTTAAAAGTTCGTCTAATTCTTCAGATGAGATGTTGTCTTTGTTGTAGACTTTTTTAATAAAAAGCCCATCCCAGATAAGAATTATTGTTCTGTCCCTTCCTCTGCCGGCTACGTCAACTGTGCAATAAGATTTCCCTCTTTCTGCCTCATTAGTGAATAAATCTAATATTGCATCATATTCAAATAGTTTAGTTGGATCATCTTCATATTCCCAATTTCCTTCAAGTAATCTTGCTCTGTTTATTGGATCTAATTTTTTTAGATTTTCAATATAATGTTCTGAAATAAAAGGATTGTCATAAACTCCTGCGAAAATATATGCTTTATAAGGTTCTAATTTTTTCTCAATCCACTTTTTATAAAATTCTTTGTAAATAAAAGTTTTACATGGATTCGAACCCATAGCTATCTTAGGAATTAAACCAAACTCATCAAGTTTGTATCTCATTCGACTTCTAATAATTTGATAAGCTTGCTCTGTTATTTCTGCCATCTCATCAATAAATCCATCTGTGTATTCTGTACTTCCTAAACTTACATATTCTGGATCAGAAGGATAATAAAATAAATCTCTAAGATATTCCTCACTTCCATTGTTGAATTTGATTAGGCCAGTAATAGCATTATAAGTAAAATCTATTTGACTCTTTCCATTTAGTTTCATTCCTAATAATCTGGCCACTTCAAAAAAAGTTAATAATGTTGATTCCTTTAAGCTTTTTAATCTCGCTCTGGCTAAAAATCCCCTGGATCCTGGATATTTTAATCTTCTTTTTATCTGCCAATAACATCCAGTAAAAGATTTAGATCCACCGGCAGCTCCTCCCATAAAAATTTCTGTGTGGATATCATCTTCTAAAACATCAAGAATTTCCCTCTGCTTTGGGCTTAGATCTATTTCTATTTCTTTCATCTTTTATTTGTTCTTTTGATTTAGTGATTTCTATAAATGTTACTGGAGAAGCTCCAATTGGTTCTATTTCTTGTCTTGGTCCATATCCTCTTGCTTTACCTTTTTTTCTGTTTAAAAGAGCCCAGTGACCTACATCTACATTCCCAGCTATTATCTCCTTGTTTGTATTATGTTCTGCGATATCTAAGATATATTCTCCTTCTTCATCAAGAAATATTCTCATTTCTGGATGTTTTTTTAAGTACATATAAATTGCTTGTCTTGTAACTCCAATAGCTTTGGCTACAATTGCTCCAACTCCTCCTGATCCTTTGCATGCTTCCTTAAATTTTTTCTT